CAAATAAGCAACCACTGGAAACAAATTAGTTCTTATGTTCTATCTAGTATTATGAGAATATATACTACTAGGGATTATGTATCAAAAAGAAAGGAAAAAGTATCTTCACCTGTAGAATACAGAAGAAGGAATATTATACCAAATAATTTTTCAGAAATAACTACTGCGGAAGAAAGAAATAAAAGACCGGAGAGAGAGGAATGAAAGTAAAAGAATTATGCCCTATCTGTAGAAGCGATAGAGGGTTCATGGATTTACATGGCTCTTTATCTTGTATGAATTGCCACAACAAAATATCTTCTTGTTGTGGAGATGGTGTATGTACCTTTTAAGTACTCTAGTTTTAGTGTACAGTTTGTGCTTCTAGTAGACGATAGAGAGAACCCTAAAGTAATTAACAAAATCCTAATGAGAATGGGTGATGCTAAACAAGATGAGAAAGGTTTGGCTAAAGTAATTAGAATGACAAGCGCTGATTATAGAATGGGTACTTGGGGAATAGAGGCTAAAGAGATAAATGACTTGTATCGTTCCATTATGGGCTACGGTAGAAGTAGGACTATAGTAGCACAACTAAATGACTTGCAGGAAGCGGTAGAGAATCCCTTCCTAGTGGTGTATGGAACTAAGTTCAAGCCCTATATACATAGTGGTAGGCCAACGGCTAGATTGATGGCCATAGAGACCGCTAGAATGCAAAAAGTTACACAACAATTTAAGATGACTTTCTATCAGAGATTTCCTAAGATAAAATATATGGAACTAAATAGTATGGATGACTTTGTTGATTGGTTAATTATAAATCATACTCAAATTAGTCTTAACGAAAGAATAACTTTCAAAGACTTACCAAAAGATATACAGACAGAAATAAAGAATAAAGATTATGACCCTAAAGTACTAGTTCTAAGTTCTCTTAGTGGTGTAACTCCTAAACATGCTCAAGCCCTACTAAATAAATTTGGTAGCATCCCTAAAATTCTTAACTCTAGGACTACACAAAAATCTCTTATGGAGATAGATGGTATAGGTAGAGAAAAGGCTAAACGTATTTTAAGCCTAAGAGAAATCTATCAAGAGTAAGTAGTAAATGAGTTAGTGCTTGCTCTAGAATGGCCGGATACTCTATCTAACTTTATCTGTGTATCACTTAGAATTACTGAATTGTAATCTGAACTATCGTTAGTAGAACCTGCTACTCTTTTTATTTCTACGGTTAAAGTATTACCTGCTATTTCTGCACCTATAATTTTATCTGAGAATAAACTAGTATAGTTATTATTTAAATTTGAAGAGATACTTATTACTTGGCTTTTAACTTGGGCAGTTTGGTCGCAAGTTACTTTAATCGTTAATTCTGCTACGTTACTACTTGCTTGGTTTAATGCGTGTGTTACTTGACTAGTTAAATTTACTTCATTAGTTTTTACATCATTAGGTATTTTTATCTTTAAAGAAGCAGTAGTAATATTAACAGGAGTGTCGGCTAACCCTTCTCCTTCTAGTACTCCTACTCCGGGGAATGATATACCTGTATTTGTTTTAATAACAGTTCCTCCTGTTGGGTTAAAATCTATTTGGGCATCTATTCCTCTACGGCTACTAGGTATAGCATTTGGTTTTATTTGTCCGGGTATAGAAAATTCACTAAAACTACTGTTATCATCCCCTAGACCTATTCTATTCGTTAAGTTACCATAAGACGCAGGGGTAAAATTATTAATATTATTTTCTTGAGTAAAAAGTAGTCCTGTAGAACCACTAGGTTCTGTAGATGGAGTAGTAGTACTTTGTATATTATTAGAAGGAGTTACAGTAGAGACACTAGTAGTATTTTCTGATGTGGGTACTATATATACTGGCGCAGGTATAGGTTGGAATATAGGGTTATTAGCAGAACTAAATAAATATGATTCTACTGTAGAAGTATTTTGTGATTCATCGCTTAATAAATCTAAAGTTACACTTTCATGTTGTTGTTTTACATTCCAACTAATTCTGTCTATTGTCATAACTTCGTTAGTTAAGTCTAGAGACTTATCAGTATAAGTTACATATGTAGCCGGATGATATTTCATATCTTTACATATATGTAATCTAGGTGCGTACCATTCGTTACGGGGCGCAGAGAACATATACCATTCGGGAAATACTTTACCCCCTAAAGGAAATATACTAGAAATATTATAATCCCCACCACTACCATTAGCACTTATGTTAATATTTGCTAGAGAATTACCATTTCTAACAATATTGGCGTGTGTAGGGTCGCCACATCTATGTCTTAACAACGCTCTACAGTAGTCAGTATTTACAGAGATTACTATTTTAGCCCCGGAAATGCTACCGTCATTAGCCCAATAAGATTTAGGTATAGGTATTTCATGAAATCCATTACCTTTTACATCTACTGAACCATAATGCTCAGTAGCAGTTCCAGTAGTAGTACTAGTAGTACTTGCTAAATTAAGAGTAGTTCTATCTTTAGTATCAGAGTAAGCATAATCTACCATATATACAGTAAATACTAAATCATCAATACTAACTCCGGTTTGATTAGGTTTAATAGCGACAAACATTCTCATTTCTTGTCCTGTTTTTTCGCTAACTAAAGGACATCTATTAGCAACATCTACTATTTGAACTGCATAACTAAGACTTTTAGCACCGTACCAATAAAAGTTATCATCCCACTCTATATCAGTAACAAGAGTATTTACTTGTACATATTTAGTTTCACCGTATCTATTATATATATCAGTACTAGTTTTCATGTTACCATCTAACCCGCTTTGAGCGCCTGTAAATAATGCTCCACCTGTCCCTAAACGAGTCCAATAAGCAGGATTGCTGCCACTTAAATCGTCGGAGCCATGAAATGCTATATATGGGTCTGCAAGATATCCATATCTTCCTGTATGTAACATTTTATCTGCTACATTTACGGTAACAGTATCTTCTAAATAATTGTCTTGTCTTGGTTCTAACTTTACTTTTATATTTGCTTTTTGGTTTTTATTATATTCTTTTTGAGCAATTTTTAATGCTTCTAGAGAATTTAAAACTTGTGGCATCTGTATTATTTTCCAATTTGTTGAATCATTTAAATTAGTAGCCGGGTAATCTACAAATGCTTTACTTTTATTATAAAATACTCTTATATTTGATACTTGACCATTTACTGTGCTACTATATGACGAACTTAATATATTTAATCTATCAAAATTAACACCGCTATTGTATTTAGGCCTATAAGATAATCTACCATCTCTTCCCCCTAACCAAGAAAAAGTAGTGTGGTTACTATTAGTATTACCAAACCCACTAAGTTTAGTTACCCCTTTAGTAATATCTAATAAATTTTTAGCATTAGCGTTAAATATAGAGCCATAATTATCTAATAAAGTTGTAGTACCATCTGTACTCATATTTCTTGTAAGAGGAATATTGTTAATATCAAAAATTACAGGTAGTTTTACTGGCGCTCTCCAATTATACATTAAAGATGCTAACCACATACTTCTAAATTTATCACTATCATAAAAAGTACCACCGTTTTCTGATTCTATTTTTCCTTCTAAGTGCATCATTAAACTTAAGGCATATTGATTACTCACTGTAGTATTTACTGTAGCAGAAGTAAATCTATCCGCTTCATTGTCTACAGTTTTTATTAAAATATTCACATTGGAACCTACAGAGATATTTTGAGAACTTATATAATTTGCTATACTTTCCTCTAAACCACTACTACTACTAATTGCACTTTCAAAACCATTTTCGGCAGTAGCATCTATAGTTCTTATATTCCCTAGTTGTGGAGGGATAGTCCATGTGTCTGTAGCGGCCCAAGTACCACTAACTAATAACGCATCTTCTACAGTACTTCCCCCACTAGTATATGGGTTTACATCTACTATTATGTGTTTAGTTACTACACCAGCATTATCTGTTCTATATATCATCATACCGGGTTTTGCTCCCCAAACTATAAAGGTTTTATCCCCATCAATAACATCTGTAGTTATTTCTGTATGACCAGTAGGTACTGCAACACTTGGTCCATATTCATAACCGGACATGACACCTGTACCACCTGCCGCTATTATTGTATTAACACCAGCAGTATAACTTGTTGTTTGTTTGTTTGACCATGTAAAATAATAATCTTTATCACTAGTATTCAGATTACCATCATTTTTTTCTCTAGCAATTATCCTACCTATTCCAGAATTATCAAAAATAGTTAAATCATTTACTATCATTCCAGCATCCCCTACTTGTAGGCTATTACTTAATAAAGTAGCATCACTAAGTATTCTAAGTTGATTTTTGTGTTTTGAAATCTCATCCCCTACATTTGTATAATTAGACGTTGCTTCTTCATAATAATTATCTATTAAAGCAGGGAAGCCTTTTGTTTCAACATTATAATCTACTAAGTTAGTTTTACCACCTGCTACTTGACCTACTTTTCCTCCATTAATAAAAGTATTAAGGTTAAAGAAAGGTGAAGTATCAATTACAATAAAAGCACCACCTTTATCTTCCCAATCACGATATTTTACTAATTCTATTTCTGAACCTATTATTGGTGCGTATTTTAACCCACCTGTTTGGCCACCATCAGTGTTTACCCAAGTACCTGCTTCAAAGGTAAAAGTATTTGCATCTTTACTGACTATTTCATAGTGACCGTCGTGTAGTAAACTATTAAATATACCTACATACTCCCCTACTACTAACCCATGACTAGTATCAGTTACTCGTAAAGCACCACCATTACTATCAAGAGCGCCACTTTCAGCACTATTATAATCTACCGGCTTAGACATAGGGCCTGTAGTAGAAACATCAGATACGGGGTTTACATTTTCGATAACTATATCTTCTCCTATTTTTAAATCAGTAAATTTATCTACTTGACCATCAGATTTAAATTGGTCTATAAAATATAATGTAGGGGTATAATTTTCAAATAAAGGACTTGATAAACCAAAATTTGTTTTTCTATTCCCCCCATCAGCATTTGCTTGGCCGTTATTTCTCATGTCTGCCCACAACAACCATAAGTGTTTATAGTCATCTGATATATCACATATTTTAACACTTGCTAGGGTTGCGGTTCCACTACTACTTGCAGTAATAGGAACATTTAAAAATTGACATCCTATTAAATAATAAGTGTCGGGACTACCACTAACAAGACCAATTCCTTTGTATATAAATTTTACGTAATTGTACGTTTGGGAAGTAGTACCACTAGTAGTAATTTCTGCTACCCCACTTCTTTTACCTGCTACATTTAAAGTATTATATAATGTTTGAGTTATTTGTACGAATTTACTATTAGCCAATATACTACTTTGTACTTGACCGCTTGCTAACGCAGTACTTCTAATTTGCCCGTATCTATATTTAAACCATAAAGATTTAGGTAAATCTGTCATCCATTGTGTGTGTAAATTTCTATTCTCAACTAAAGTATGGGTTGAAGTAGAAGGTGATAATACACCCCCAACATTTTTACTCCAAGAAAATCTATCATTACCCGATAACAAAGTAGATTCTGTATATTCCCCTTTTTCTCCCGAACCTGTGTATCCACTAAAAGAATAAGGTCTATCAGTAGTAACTACCCATAAGTAATTAGTGAACCAATTAGCCACATTACTATCTACAAAATAATTATGTATTCTTTTAACATTTATAACTTTATGTTTACCTCTTCCAACAGTAGGTAGTTGTTTACTAGCAGTTACATCTGTATAATCATCGTGCATAGTATTAAGATAGATAAAATCTCCTATATTTAAAGAGGGGTCTGCATCCATATAAAAATTGTAAGTATTTGTAGTGGCGTCATTAGCAGTAGGGTAATTGTTTTGAAAAATATCGTAACTAAAAAAAGAAAACATTCCTGTACTACCTGTATATTGTTCTCCACTATAATTTGTAACTAATACTATTTTAGCAGTTTCAGGAACATAAGTAAGACCATCGAACCATAATAGTTGATTTCCGTGATAATCCATCCATGTAGCGGCACTTGGTTTATCTGCTTTTACTTTAAGGGTAATATTAGATGTAGTATTATAACTTGATATATCAGAATTAGTTATTTTTAAAGCAGTACTATCTATAGAATAACTTGTATCAGCATGTTTTAAAGAAATTTCAATAAAACTTCTTACACTACTACTATCACCTCCACCCGCCCAACTACCATCAGTACTAGTTTTTCCATACCCTACAATTTCTATACCCCCATAATTATCATGTAAGTTATTAGGACCAAATTCTGTTAATTCATTGTTGTACATTTGTATAGGGATACCACTATATAATTTCATTCTTTGATTATCTTCTTCTAAATAATTATTGTTGGAATTAAAACCTATACTTTTATCTAAAAGTTTTAACTCTTTAGTGCCTAAATACATCATTTCTTTGTAACCTTCTGTTTCAGTTAGCCAGTAAGGTACTTCTGTACCGTAAGTAGTAGGTATAGATTCTTGTCCTATATCCCACACAGGTATTTGTCTATCTAATAAACTAACTCTATCGGTAGCCCCAATAGTAATTCCCCTACCTTTGTTTTCTGATATACTTAATCTATTTACTACTCCTCTCCATATAGGCCTGTCTATTCTATTTACTTCTGCATCTCCGAACACTAATAATTCCCAGTCAGAAGGATTAGCAGTAGTAAATAAAGTTTTAAGTTTGTTGTGGGCGTAATCAGCATCTAGTTCCCCATATTGATTATCACTATCAGTATCTTCTGCATCATCAAAAATTTTAATAGTACATTGACTAAAACCATTGTTATTTAAAGACATATTCATGCTTTCAATAGGAGTTTCTGATATTTTATCTGTTTCTTTCATGTGGTCCGTAAGTGGTCTAATTAAACCAACTCTATCTACCATTAAATATACAGTACTTTTATTCTCAGCACTTGTATTTTCTATTTGCCACCCATACATACTTTCGGCAGTAGGTGTACCGGACATACTTAGTGCTGAATGAAGTAACTCCCCATCACAATACACATCATATGTCCTATTAGTGTAATCCATTACAAAATCAAAATCAAGCCAGCAATCATCATTAACTATGTTTGCATTACTACCGCTTGCTATAAAACTAGCACCAAAATAATCATAAGTATATGCTCTACCGGAACTATATTTAGTGTTAAACCATTCGTAAGTAATAGCCGGAGTAGTCGTAAACCCTCTACTATCTGTTAAAGTAGTAGCGGCAAATCCTATCTTAAAAGTAATCTTTGGTGCGGAGCCAGCGCCTATAGTACTACCTATAAAAGAACGTACACAAACTCTAGCAGTAAATATATCTCCATCTAGTTTACTGTTTAAAGTACCGTCATAAGAAATAATAGGATTGTTATTATCAGCATTTGTTTGTATAACTAAAAAGGGTTTTCCACTAGGAGATTTAACAGCGTGGAATAAATTAGTAGGGGTAGTACTAGTAGTAAAAGCCAACGCTTCCCCTTGCCAAACACCTGTTAAGTTAGCAAAAGATGTTTGTCTAGTAATACCACCACCACTTAAAGCAGCCCCATTATTAAAAGTACCAGCAGTTTTGTTATAGTATCTAGTATTACTATGAGTTACTGCGCTAGTAAAATATGCTTCCATATCAGTCCTACCATACGTTGCATCCATTGGTCCTGTAGATACTAAATATCTACCTATAGTGTTATAACCATTACAAAATAATTGGTATCCGTTTATATCTGTACCACTTAAACCACTACCTGTACCTTCACCAAATTTACTTCTATTAGCGTTAGTATGTCCATCGGGATATTGTAATTGCGCCCTACCTTCATATTTGTCATGTTTTTGTCTAATAGTATCATTACTTACAAACTCAAAACTACCTTTATTTTTAAGATATTTATTAGTAGTAGTACTTATTAAAGGGGGGCTATTAGTACTTATTCTTTCCCTATCTACTACAGACCATCTAAATCTAGGATTTAAATTAGCCTCTCCATTTAATATATTACCGTGGTGACTATCGTTTGCTACGTATGTACTACTTACATTAGGGGTATTACTATCATCGGGAATAGCCCTCGCCCCTAAAAAATCGTCATAATAACCCGCAAGCCAAAATCCATATTTACTTGTTACCGACCTTACCATTTTCTCAACTCTCTATATCTATATTGTCTTTAACTCAATATTCACTCCGATGCCACCTGCACCTTGACTAATTTGTTCTAGTATTTCATTTGCTACTTCTCTTGTTGTCATACCATTAAAGTTATTTGTCATAATAACTTCTGTATTTGCTATTAAATTTTCAACACCTGTTTGTTGTACTTGTTTTATTAAATCTCCTGTTAAATTATTAGCATTCATACCATAAAATAACTCTTCTCTAGTATTAGAGAATTTTTGGATAGCATTAGTAGCGTCTTCCCATGTATCAGCCACGGATGATGCCCCTCCGTCACCAGTGTTTACAGTGTTTGTAAAAGATGATATAAAAGCCTCTATGCTTTTAATATCAACATTATCTCCTAATTCACCATCCATTAACGATTTTATTAAACTATCATACGCAGGGCTTATATTACCTAGTTCATATAGAGAATTAGTTAATTTCTCCATTCTTTCTCCTCTCGTATCCCCAAATAACGTGCTGAAATCTTGAATAGTCCTATTTGCTAGTATTTCGGCGTTTAATGTAGTTTTTTCCCTTCCAGTTTTGTCCGCCCCCATTTTTTTTCTAAAATCTAATAATGTATTATAGCGCTTTAAAATGTTATTTATGTTTTCATCTTCACTTGCATTTATCCCTACCAAAAGTTGTTTTTCTTTAACATTTAATATAGAAGTTTCGGTAGCAAGTATATCTAAAGCAATTTGTCTTTGGCTTTTAGCAAGTTCATCTTGTCTATTCATTAAATCATCAATTATCTTTTTTTGCTCTACAATAGCCTTTTCTGCATCTTCTATTTCGTAAGATGTATCTTTCATTTTATCCATAACCCTAACCGAATCTAAAACACCATTTTTATATTGTTTTTGAGATTCTTCTAGTTCTTTACTAACTTTATTAAATCTCTTATAGATATATATAGCCGCACTTATAACGGCTATAAATATACTTAGTCTACTAATCAGTTTTATTGTACCACTTAAGAAAGCCTTATTCGCTATTGTGGCTGATTGTATTGAAGCGGTTTTCATATTAGTAACTCGTACAGAATTAAGCATACCCGTTGTATGCGTTATTTGGGTTAACATGAATTTATTAGAGGCATCAGTATGAAGTCCCATTTGAATCGTTGAAGCCCCTACACTAATAATATAATCTCCAATCGCTCTTTCAGCCGCTTTGAAAGCACCAATACCTGATACAGTAGAGACAGCATTCAGAATTTGACCCGCAGTTAATTTTAATATACCTATAGTACTAATGGCCATACCTAGTTGCATTTGTTTTTGGTTTTGAGCCATCATCATTATTGCCCCACCTGCGGCAGTAGTAGCGCCAGCAAGACCGTGCATGGCTTGTGATTGTTTGGCAAGTTTATTCCCAGCCATTTCCTTTTCTAATTGGTCTTGTTGGGATAAACCTATTAAGTATTTAGCGTTTTGGTCCCCTGCAATTTTAGTTGAAGCAATACTTTGTTGTAAAATGGCATTATGCGCCTTTTCATCAATAGTTAATTGTAAGATTTTTTCCCTAAGTTTGTCAATTGTCATTCCACTTTTATACCTTTCCGCATTTATGTTTGTCGTAGAACGTAATGCTCTTTGTTTTTCGCCAGTACTAATCTGTTGTCGTTTTATCAGTGTATCTAAACTAGAAATTTCTCTTTTAATTGTTACTAATGATTTTTTTGCTAAGACTTGTTTTGTTAACTCTGAGGCTATCTCTTTTCTATTACTTACTAATTTTGCGGCGTCAATCTGTTTAATACTTCCATATTGTTGTATTACACTTTTAATTTCATTACCCCTAACCATATTTAATTGTTGTAGCATAGTAGTATATGCTACTATTGCCGCTCCTCCGTTACCATAAGCAGTAGCAAGAATTATTTCTTCCCCTTGTAAAGCCCTAGTTACACTTGCTAAAGTATTAGAGGCTACATTTAAAGACTGAAACATAAGAAAAGTATTAAATAAAGGCCCACCTATTTGTTGAAAGGCTTGACCTAAACCAAAAACTACCAAAGTACCTACTTTACTAAACTCCGCTACTTCTGCTAATGCTTCATTAAAGTGACCCTGTTTTTCTATAACGGTTGTTAAAGCAGGTAATAAAGAATCTCCTAACCTTGCTTGGTAATTACTTAGTTCTGCTTCTGCCTCTCTATATTTATTTATATTACTATCTAATCTAATATTAACTTCCTCTATAGCGGGCATAAGAGCCAGTTCACCCTCTAATTGTAACTGTAACATTCTGTCATAACCTTCAATTAATTTAATTAATCTAGTATAATGCCTATTACCTGCAATCAACTGTGTTAAATTTTGTTGTTGTCCGGCACTCATACCATCCCATTGTTCATTTATACCTTTTAAAATTGTAGACAAAGGTAATAATGCACCGTTACTATCATGCGTAGCAACACCTAACTCTTGTAATGCAGTAGCCGCACCGGAAGTATCAGCCCCTAGTCTAGCGTATATAGCCTTTAATGCTCTACCACCCTTTCCTTGCTCTTCACCGGCTTCAATTAATACTGCGGATTGAGCGGCCATAAATGCCATACTCTCACCAGTAAGATGCGCTTGTGAAGCGAATTGATTCATGACAAAAGTAACTTGGTCCATTGTAGCCGCAGAACGATTCTCTATTGTATTTAATTGGTCTAATACTCTTAAAGTATTTTGTCTAATATGTAACCCTTTCTCTTCTGCGGTCATTAAAGCAGTAGTATTCTCAGTCATAAAGTGCATTTGTTGATTTAAATTCACTAATCTTTGCATAGCCTTATCTGTTTCCATACCACTTATTAATCCAAATTCAAAACCTAATTGGGCTCCTCCTGCGGTCTGACCTTCACCTAATACAGATGATAACTGTGCCATTTTAGAAGCGGCTAATAATGCTTGGTCTCCTGTATAACCAAAACTAGCACCTATACCCATAACTTCTTCTTTTAAGGCTTCAAAATCTTCTCCTACCGATACGAATTTTTGTAATTCAATTGTCGCATCTGCTATTGCTATAGTAGATGGTAATATAGATGCAAGATACTGGTCCATAACATCTCCCATAGCCTGTCCTGCTTCTTGTACATTCCCTAAAGAATCTAACATTAAAGCATTAAATACAGTCATTTGTGTTTGGGCATCTGAAATTAACCGCTTGGCTTGGAAACGGCCAACCACATCGAAGAAAACTTGTGAAGCACCTGCTCGGAGTACTATCATTAATACTCCCATCATACCTAAAATAATAGGAGAGAAAATATTTAAACTAATAATTATTGACATTTTTCATCCACTCCACCTCTAGCCATATGGCACACTACAAACATAAATACCCTAAGTGTCGTTTAAGCCTTCTTGCTTCTTTCTAGCATTTCTTCTAGCATTTCTTCTAGCAACTACACTACTAGCATCATTAGCCTGTAAAGAAGATAAACCAGTAGAAGATTTATTAGAGGCTTGTCTAGTTACTTCATTAATTTTATCACCAATTTCTAATGCTATAAACAAATCTAATTCCATTAAATATTTACCGCCTTTTTGGTTGTATAGTTGCCACAGTTGGGAAGGCAAAGTGCCTTTAAAGGCCATACATAGTGAGGGTGCAACCCTCACAAACTCAAAAAATTAACTGCACCTTCTTCGTCGTCACCTCTGACAAAACCAAGTATAGGCATTAATTCTTCTATAGTAAAATAATTAGGGTTAAAAGACTCTTTACCTTCTTCCGGTAATATACAATTTGTTAACCATTCATCAATTTGGTTTTGTATTCCAGCACCTTCTTCATCCATAGAATCAGAAAACTCTGACGTAACATCGTCTGACCATTTGTCAGGTTCGCCGTGGTCTTTAGTAAACTTTCTATATACTTTTGCTTGTTTATTTGATATGGCTAATTTTTCCATACCGGATGCTTGTCGCACCCAAACTGTTGTATCGTCGTCTAACTTAAATTCTTTTTTCTTTACCGGCACTCTTCCACTTCCTTTTTACTTTAACCTTTTTTGGTTGTTTCTCTTCGCTAACAAGACGAACTGTACCGTCTTCCTTAATTCTCCAAGTACCTATACTGTTCTTAAAGGTTTCTGTATCTGTAAACTGATGAGATGCACCAGCCCTAGCCATAGTAATCACTTACTTTACTTGTTGTAAGACTAGACTTAAACGCATAGTACCACTACCACCATTGGCTTGAACATCTCCCCAAAGATAACCCGGATAACCAATAAGTCTATTTCCACCTAAGTCTTGACCTTCATCTGTAAAAGCCATTTCTTGCCCCGAAACACTTGTTTTGAAAAACAAACCATAATCGCCACTACCATCAGCAGTATCACCACTACGACCTGTTCTTACACTAACTGATACTGTACCTGTAGCGCCACTATTTAGTAAATCGCCACAAACTACAGTCCAAATCTCGCCTTTTTGTGGCTCAAAAATTACCTTATCTGTTGTATCGCTTGCGACCCATTCAGTTTTATTAACTTGCATAGTATTAGGTACATAGGTATAACGTGCTGACATATTTACTCATCCTTCTTAGCGGCTTTTTTCTTTGCCGGTGCTTTCTTTTCTACTTTAAGTTTTTCTATTTTGGGTAGTTTCATTCTACCATATGGAAATCTTTGTGCAAACATCTTTGCTTTATCTTCTGACATAAGAAGTAATTCGGGATACCAATTCTCAGGAATTGCTCTCCCTAAATTTGAGGCCCATTGTAATGATACCATACTAAACAACCTCAGTAAACACTAGTTGAAAGTCCTGCTCCCTTCAACTTAATTTGGATAGCCTTTGCCGCTCCTGTCAACTTTGCATCATAGAATGCTTGGAAGTTTACAGACATTCTTGCTGGGTCACGACCACTAACTGATGCTTCCGGCGCTTCAAATCTCACGTTATAGAGGTCTATTTCCATGTGGTCTGCGTCTACTGCATCTTGGAACTTCAACTTAAGTGCTGGTCTTCCTTGACCACCTTGAATTTTAAGCACTTCTGTAGAAGTAGCCAAATCTTCGTATGTTGGCTCTCCCTTAAGTGCATCTCCTCCTGAGTAAATAATCTCGTTAAATTCCATAGAGCCTGTAATCTCTCTTGTCCTTGAAGGAGGGATTCTTTGAATGGTGTTAGAGCCTACGGCATAAGCCGAATCAATATCTCTGTTTATGTTTATCTCAAGAGTAACTGATTGAATCTTAGTAGAGGTATTTAAAGAGCCATTAATATACAACTCTGCACCGGAAAAGTGAAGTGCGTCTACATCATTACCTGCGAAAGTAACTCCTTCTACAATAGCGGAAGGTGCGGCCTCAGCCTGACCTAACCAATCAACAGAAGCCATAACGTATTCGTTTAGATTTGCGGTTAGTGATAACCTTGTTGCTACCATACCCGTAAAGGTGTGTTCCTTAGACTCCCTACCTACACGGATAGTAAAGGAAGGGTAAGAGTCTGCTATTGCTACAGGCTCGTTGAAAACGTGCTTGCTTGCTCCACCAATATTAGCGGTAAAAGTACCAACAGCAGTTCCATTAGCACCGACTCCGGTAATCTCAGAACTACCATCAACTGCGAAGTTTGCTACGTTAGTTAATGTTGCTGTTCCTGCTGAAACTCCTGTACCGGGAGCAGTAATATAAGCATAAACTCTACCCGGCTCAATTCCGTTTGCGTGGTTCTCATACTGCACACAAGGTGTATCAACGGCTACTGTGCCGTTGGCGTTTACTGAGGACATAGCGTGGTCTAAATATTCATTTACCCCTGTAAGGGTCGAGCCCGCTACTCCGGTGTATGAGAAGTAGAATCCGGTTACGGCGTCATCAGCAGACGGTGTACCTAAGATACCATATCCAAGATTACTTGCGCTAACAGTAACTCCGTTGTGAGTATTCCATGTTGCGGTAGTGGAGTTATCAAGAGTGATTGTTCCCAAATTAGCCGTATATTCATTCGCAAGCGCGTCTTGCGCTCCGTTGCGAACTTCCCAATACCCAATAGTACTACTTTTGACTACTGTGCCGTTACCAGCCGCATAACCATATCCACCCGTCCCTGTAACAGAGTCGTAAAAATCATTTTCAGCAGTTACAGGAAAGAAAGCGAGAAGAATATTACCCATAAAATCATCCGGTTGAACCGCAAAATTAATTGAACCTTCACCATATTTGGTGTTAGTTACTGCTTTTGATGCTACTTGTCTGCTCATATCTGAACGTACTAATAAATCGAAAGTTTGTTTAAAAGATTCGTCATCTACTTCTCCGTAAATTTTAGTACCTGCTGGTTCTGAACCGAAAGTTGATTCTTTTTCTATTGATACATACCTATTTAACCATTCTGCTCCTGCCATACTAGTACCTCTATATAAGATACTTACACTTGGAATGCCTTATTAATATTACCTATGAGTCATCTTTATTCTACGTCTATATGTTAAAATTAAATGATGTACACATATACTCTCATCATCATCCATCTTACTATCTAATTGCATATTATAAGATTCTAAATTATCAGTACTAGCATTTATTCCTGTGGTAGTATATAATTCATCAAATACTTCCCCTATTATATTTATACCTAATCTATAAGCATCTTCATAATTTGTTCCTTTTGTAGTTACATAAATATTAGCATCGTAGAATTGGTCAATACTAGAACCACCAAGAGAACTAAATTCAGGAGAATTTAAATTATTTAATAATACATGAATAGAAGGTACAGATATTCTATTTAACATTTCCGAAGAAAGGTCGTAACCATATACAATAGAAGAATTAGCAACGTAAGTTTTTATAAAAGGTCTAGCAGATAGTTTTAATCCCTCTACTAATGTTAATCCCATGCGGGCTATAGTATCTTGAGCAAAACTCGAAATCATTAATTCTTCGGGATTAAATACACCGAACTTGCTATAATATACCGCATAAAATTTTACACTACCACTTGTAGTACCGAAAGTAGCACCATTATCACTATCATTAGCACCTGCCACACTATAAAAAGCCGCATCTCCATCGGTATTATTTATTATTTCATGTATATATAGTTTACCATTACCACTTGCATCTAAAGTTAACCTTAAAGTAAGTGGTACAGGATTGTCTTCTGCCATTGATAA